AGGTATGTTGGAAACTGCGGACCGCAGTTGATTCCAACTGGCCAATCTGGCATCAAAGGTGCGGGCCCACATTAGGCTAGATAGGTAACTGAATAAGTTAAAATACCGTTGTTACCGGTGCTGGTTGTGACATATTTCCATGACACAACACTGGTACTTTCTGTTACAGAAAATGTCACGCCTGGAGAAGAATTTTGTACTCCGGTATCACTGCCTTGAAGATTGGTACCTGATGCATCTGTTCCGGCTACAATAGTGTAAACGCCAGTTCTAACAGCAGTGCCTCGAACTATAGTGTAGTTGATTTGTACTGCTTTGACTGCTGTGGCAGAAAATGTAAGTATTTGTGCAGCCACGCTTACATTATCTACCAAAGTAAATTGCACACCCGACTCACGTTTATAGGTGCCTTGTTGTAGGCGATAGCCATTCTCCATGGCAATGCCGGCAGTGTTGTTTAAATTAATTCTGGCATAAGCTGTTGATTGTGCTGTGGTTCTTTCAAACATGTCACCCAAGCAAACATTGTTAGCAGTATCAATATCAATGATTGAACTTGCGGCCAATGCAGCACCATTAAAGTGATTGCCTACATCATAGAACACATTGTTGGTTGTGGTGTTTAAACTTACTCCATTGATCACAACACCTTCCACATAAATGTTATCAAACACATTGCTGATCAATCGTACGCCAGTTGGGCCGCCATTGACCGGAGTTGCGCCGCCTAAATACACACCTTGATAGAGAGTATCAAAATTGCAATTGCTAAATGTAACACCTTCAATTTGTTGATCAGTGTTGGTACCATAGGTAAAACCTTTAAAACTGCAATTATCAAAATTGATATGACTGTCAACCAAGGTGGTTGTGCTGGCCCATCGCACTGCTGCAATATCATCTGTGGCCACTGTGAGTGTGGCAGTGGTCAGTGGGCCTTCAATACCAACGTTGGTAAATGAGCAATCATGTGCTCGTTCAATCAACAATCCATCCATGATTTGGTTGGTAACCATGTTCATGTTGGAGACCAAAATGTTTTGTGGCTCATATGGGCTCACAATGTTCACACCAGTTTGTTGTGTGTTACTGGCTGTTTGCATTATATATGCTGGAAGGCCACTAGATGCGCCAGTGGATATATTACCCCAATAGTATTGTGCTGGTGAACCAACCGTGGCAGTTAACGCAGTTCCTGCTGGCACTGCAAAGTTTGATCTATAATAAAGACTGCCAGACTTTACCAACACGCCGGCAGCATACGCCACAGTGCTGGTCCATTCGGCTACAAAGAAATTTAGAATACTGCTTTCAGGGCCTTCGCCATACAGCATGGCATATGGAGGAACTAAAATAGTGTTGGTGATTATGTAATTCCCAGCTGGGAAAAACAAGCTTCTGCGAATTTGTGGATTGGATTGAACACAGTACAATTGATAGAGAGCGCGATTGATTGCCGCAGTGTCGTCTGTAGACCCGTCTCCAGTGGCACCAAAATCAGTGACCACACAATAACTGTCCAATCTGCTTTGTAGACTTTGACTAACTGGAGATCCTGCGGTAGGTCCAGTTTGCACACTATACCCAGTTGCACCAAATCCTGTGTAGGTATAAGCCGTTTGAGTGGCCAAAATGTCAGAATATTCAGTGAGAATTTCTATGTTATTGCGTTCGTCTGGAGATCCTTCAGCCAGTGTGCCTGGACCAATATACAACTGACGTGTGTCAACTGCCCAGCCAAGCTCAGCAGGTGCCAGTGGTTGTGGAAGATCTTCTTCTAGACCTTTGCGTTGGGTGATTCTTGAGATTTGTACAATTGCCACAGTGTGATTCCTTGAGGTATCACATATTTAGCATGTAGAACTGTTCGACCTTTTTCCACCACTGGGTGCGATACTTTTCAAATTCTGCACCTTCTAGCACAAACTCCTGGTACTTGGGCTGGCCTATAATGTTGTGATTCTCATCCAAGTCAGGTTTTACACACATCAAAACTACGCCTTTTTTGATTTTAGTTCCATGCAGTTCATTGTGGGCTTCTGCGTATGCACACAGCTGAACAAAGTAATCGTCAATCCATTCACGCTTTTTGGGTTTGTTGGTTTGTTTATAGTCTAGAATTGATTCTTCGTTTAAATGAATACCTGCACCATCTGTTGTGCCTGCATACACGCCCGGAAAGTATAGTGGCACTTCAATACCCCAAAATTCCGTAACGTTAACCAGGCCCTTGCGGATGACTTCTTCTGCCATGACATGACTGGGCCAACTGAATGGATTTGACCCACGAGCAGGTATAGCACCTTCACGAATGTACTTTTCAAGGTAGGTGTGCATTCTAGTGCCGCGATTGGCAGCTTCTGTAGTGATAGCTTGTGCTCGTTCTGCACCCACTGCACGCCGCCAGTTATGCAAGGCAGCCTTGCTTTCTTCACTTTTGGTTCGATCTAGGATTGTGGTCACACTAGGCAACTTATTGCCATCTGGAGTGGCGTAGAATCTTTTACCGTCTATTGTGACCCTGGGTATGGGTTGATAATCAAATTTTGGGTTGTACAAATTAAACTCTAAAACTTTCTCCGCAACCGCAGCGGTCACGTTCATTGGGATTGAGGAATTCAAAGCCTTCGTTTAGGCCTTGGCGCACATAGTCTACTGTGACACCATTAAGATACACTTCATTTTTCTTGTCAACCAATACCACAAAGTCTTGTTGGGCATAGTTGATGTCAGAGTCAGAAGGCTTGTATTCTTGTACGTATTCTAACACATAAGCCAAGCCAGAGCAACCGGTGGTTTTCACACCCAGGCGAATGCCAGCATAGTCTTTGGCTTGCAATAGTCGTTTTACTTTGGTGTACGCACGATCAGTTAGAGAGATCATGCTTCTTTCTGTAGTCTTCTACAGCGGCTTTGATGGCGTCTTCAGCAAGGATTGAACAATGGATTTTGACAGGTGGCAGCGCGAGTTCCGTAGCAATTTCTGAATTTTTAAGAGCTGCCGCTTGCTCAAGCGTCCGGCCTTTAACCCACTCGGTAACGAGAGAACTTGAGGCAATCGCACTGCCGCATCCGTATGTTTTGAATCTTGCGTCTGTGATGATACCATCTTGCACCTTGATTTGAAGTTTCATTACGTCGCCGCAGGCAGGTGCGCCAACCATGCCAGTGCCAATATCACTATCACTCTTATCAAAAGAGCCGACGTTCCTGGGATTCTCATAATGATCAATAACCTGCTGACTGTAAGCCATATAATTTTGTTTCCTCTATCCAACCAATCAAACACTCTGAGCCATATTTCAATTTGAACTTGTTTATGGCTTCAAACTGATTTTCTGCTGCCACTGTGGCAACATACTGTTTTACAACACCGATACTATCGGTGTATTTGATGTAGGCTTTCCAGTGTTTCATTGGCAGGTTCTAGTTCTGGTAATAGTGCCATCTGCATGTTGGGTTTCGGTCCAAGGTGTGCAGGCAGAACGTATGGGTTGCTGAACAACCACTGTGGGTGGCGGAACATAGCCGTAGTTGTAAACAGGCTCGGAATAGTTACGTGTCAACGCATACCCAATTACTCCGCCAACAATCACTGGTGCTATCCAGTTTCCACCATGTCTATGATGATGGTGATGTTGTGCTTGAGCCGACACAGCCAAAGCCAATAACGAGAGAGTAATGAGTTTTTTCATACGGGCCTCCTACAGCATAGTATACTATATTTAACGCCTTGCGTCAACAGTTAGTTGACTGGTTTACATTGGTCGTTTCATGGCCGATTTGGCCATTTTGTTTACCACTTGTTGACTTTGTTGCACTGACAATTTTTCTGGACCAATATCGGCGCCTTTGAATGTGACCATTCCAGAATTTGGATCTAACGGTTCTAGTACGCCACTCAGCGGAGGCTGACTGATAATGTCACCAAGATTTTGACTGGTAATAGGAATGCCTAAACTTTGAGCAGCTGAGATAAAAGCCGCTTGACTGATTTGCTTTTGAGCATTAGTATCTTCTGCTCGACCTGCCAGGAAGTTGACCAACCCTACTAGTTTGTTAGGGTCGGCTCCAGCATCAGTGGATTCAACTTCATTTATTCGCATTATCTCTTGGCACGACCAAGTGCGGCAGGGGGAACTGCGGCTGGTTCTTCAGGAGGAGGTGCAATTTCGCCGCCAGCCATGTCAGCACCAGCAGCCATGTCATCCATGCCAGCAGCAGCCATTTCAGCACCAGGAGCAGGTGCGCCGCCCATGGCTGCCATGCCAGCGTCAGGTGGAGGAGTTGCGCCAGTTACTACGCCAAGTGCTTGGTCCAGTTGTTGTTTGGCGCCTTGCAAGTTTTGTACCAAACCAGTAAGTGCGGCTGTGGCATCTGTGTTGAACTGAGCAGCTTGATCAATACCCACTTGATTCTTGATTGAATCAACTAGGGCAGGTAGTTCTTTGAATTGCATTTCACTGGCATCTTCCAACATTGATTGCATTTTATCAACCATGTCTTGTGCAGCCAATACCACTTGCGCTTGTTGCACTTCTGATTCTTTCAGCATGCGGTAGGCTCTGCGCAGTCGACTTTCAGCTGCCATCATAGCAGCACCAGCAACCATCTTTTGTTCGTCTGGTGTAAGAGTTTGGCCTTTAGTACTTTTATCTAAAGCAGCTTTTAACTTTGGATCTTTAACTGTTGAGGTAGCTTGTGATAAATTTGGTGCAGCAGGTGCAGCAGGTGCGCCAGGGGCAGCAGGTGCAGGAGGAGCAATAGCTTCTTTAATTCTAGCAGTGAGTGCTTGTTCGACCATCAACAGCTTGAGATAAGCTGGATTGCGTTCGCTCTGATGGAACGAAGGTTGACGACGAGTTTCGCCTAGTACGCCACGCACACGCTTCAACATCTGTTGAGCTTGCTTGCCAGTAATTTGGTCAAACTTCATGCGTGAGCCAAAATAGCTTTCAAATACACGGGCTATTTGTTTAGTTGGCTTAATTGCCGCTAGTTCTTGCAGTTTCATTTTGGAATCCCCTAAGTTGTATATATTTAGCCGAATTTAAACATTTTTCAAGTTCCTGATCCACCAGTGCATGCTGTTGAACCTTGGGTTGTAACTTGGTCAATACTACTTCGCTAAATCCGTTGTCTCG